GTTAGTCCAAAGAAGACGGAAAGGAACGAAATAATAAAACGTATCCATAAACAGACTATCCATGATCGGATAAATCGGAGTAGCAACACGAGCAAAAAGCGTATGCTTGAGATTCCAAGTATCACCCGGGTAAACCTCACAAGCAAAATGGGGGACTAAATAGCCCGAATCGAAAGTAGTTAAATGGCGAAAACGCGAAATCTTAAATTGAGACCGAGGAACATTGTTCTGCGGAACCATTGCGAAATCATGAGCCTTAACCGACTTATTACGATGCATAAAACCCCCAAAAGAAATTCACCCTTATTCCAAGAGGAATAAGGGTGACCGTTGTTAACGTTGTAAAGCGACTTGCTTGCCTTGGACAAGAAGCTTTTTACCCTCAGGATGAGGGGTTAAAAGACCAGTCGAAGAATCAAACTCACCAATTTCGTAAAGATCAAAATCATCAGGATGATTACAAAGATCAGAATCCTTATTGGGATTATTCACAGCATCCTGAAAACTGCGAATAGCTACGCCCGAATGGGGCGCAGCAAAAGGAGGCGAAAACGCCTCAGAAGCGCGGTCAAAAGTAGAAAAAACAAGAGCGATACGATTAGCCATAAAATACCCTTTATGTTAAAGAACGAACAAGACGAGAAACACGAGCAGTAGCAACCTGCTCACGAACAGCTAACCTTTCAGGAGTGCAATCGTCAAGAACTTTCTGAGCAGACTGTTTACGAACAGACTTAATAGCATCAAATGCATCAGAAAAAACATCAATATCAAAATCAACAATTTCACCAGCAACAGAAATATCACGACGAACAGAAGTACCCGTCATCTTCTCGTACAACTTATCATAATAACGAGGAGGACGAACCTTCTTACCATTAAAAATGACATAATCGTGAGGAAAAACAGAAGCATGGTATTTTTCAAACCATGCTGATCCAATGCCGGGCTTCAAAGAATACTTAGCAAACTCAGGCTTACGCAAAAAAACTTCACCAGAAGCTGGATCAACCCAATGATAATGATCATTGGCGGACTTACCATTAACCTTCTTCATTACATACCGCGCAACATAGGCGATAGACTGAGGGGTAACAGAGCCGATATCGGAATTACCCCAAGGCCAGAGATCTTCAAGAATCTCTGACCGAAAAACCTGATGACCCTGTTTAGAACGATACCAATGCTTACGATCAGGAAAATTAAAATTAAACAGAATAGCATGAAAATGAGGACGACCTAGCTTGTCGCCATACTCACCAGAAACAATAAAACGAATACCAGAGCCAAAACGCTCACGAAGACGCATCATAAAAGCCTGAAAATCGGGATAATGTAACCCGACATTAGCAGGAATAGAATGCTCAGAACGAGGAGGAAGACGCTTATCATCATAAGTAAGCGTAATAAAACAATTGTCGGTATAAAGTGAGGCCTCATGGGTACCACGGACAGCCCATTCACCGGCACGCTTCAAACGACAACCAACACAACCACCACAGGGAACAGAAAGAGGAAGATCAGTAAACGCCTTATGACGATCAAGGGTAAACCCACCTGATTGACTTCTCCAACCTTTCATAGGATAATAACACGGCATAGGGACTCCCTATGGGAGCCCAGTGGGATACCCCCCACTGGGCTTTTATTACATGCGCTGACCACCGCGCATGATCGAGCGGCGAGACGGAAGATTAGCCGCCTTAGTATGAGCCACATTATGACGGAAATGCTTAGCAGAGCCGGACTTATTAACAGGCTTACGATACATAGACATAAAAGAATTACCTCCCTTGTGTGTTAAAACGCTATCACCTAGCACAATTGAGAACAAGTAACTCAATTGTGCAAAGGGGCGCCGAGCCCCTTAAACCCCAGTAGCAGCAAGGGACTTATCAACAGTCCCTTCAGCAGGTGATGATACCGCGGGACTATTGATAAGTCCCAGCGACACCGCCTCACTCTGATTAGCAGGATCAGCAATAAAATCCAAAAACTTCTGAGGATCGTTATCAAAACGAGAACGAACCGAAGCATCAAAAGCAAGAAACGCAGCCTTAGTATCATTAACATAATTAAGGGCTGCATGATAGGAATCAGGAAACGAAGTAAAATCGCCATATTTAGGCGACTTCGTATTAAGAGGAAGAACCGATGGATCACCACCGGAAGCCTTAAACCGAGCCATAATAGTATTAATATCGCACTCAGCAGTAAATTCCTGCTTAGTCATAGAAGGTGTAAGATCATAAACAGAAGTAAGATCAGAAAAGAAATCACCTAACCCATCATTGGGGGTACGGTATTCAGGAAGATCCTTAACATCATAACGAGCAATACAACGACGAACAAAATCAACAGGCTTGTTGTAAGAACGAGCAAGCGACGAAATAACACCTTCAGTAATCTTTGGCATAGAAACTCCTTATTGATGAACTGCATTACGTAACTTATCGAAATTATCTTCACGATATTTGCGAGCCTTATCGGCAAGATTCTGCATACTACGTTGAGCAGAATTCACAGGAGCCATAGGAGAATCATACAGGTCGCGGATAGACTCAGCCGCATCCTTAGACATAGGCTCAAGACCCTTATAAAACGTATTCTTAACGTTTTTCTTAGGAAGATCAGCAAGTGTAGAAGCAGTATTAGCCTTAGCATTAGCAGCATTAGCCAAATTAAGCTCAGATTGAGAACGGATCTGCTCTAACTGAGCAATTTGCTGCTGGGCAGCAGTAGCAGAAGCCATACCACGAGCAGCAGACTCACCAACATTCTGAGACTGAAAAGAAGAACCACCAGGAGTAGAAGCAGGGCCATTAGAATAGGCCAACATAGGATTAAGATCAGCAGCCTTTAAATCCTTTACAGCACGCTGGTAACCAGTATTAGACATACGCTCTTGAAAATCCATCTGAGCCTGAGTAGAAGCTGCAGAAGCAGCGTTAGCCTTCTCACCACCAAGAAGACCAAGAGCGCCACCAACAAGAGGACCAGCAACAGCACCTAAAATAGAACCAAGCATAAAAAACCTAAATCGGTTGATCAAGAATATACGGCCAAGCGGTATTATAAAAAGCCAAAGCAGCATCAACACAAGCCACGGGGTCACCATAAGAGCCAACCCAATGACCATAATCACTAGCCAGCAAAAGTATCATTTGCTGCTGAATAAAAAGACCCCAAGGATTAGAACCATAACCAGTATCAGACATCTAAATCCTCACACCAGAAATATGCGGTACACCATACATAGGCATGGCACGAGCAACAATAGCGTCAAACTCGAAATCGCCAATAAACTGCTGACCATTAGCACCAGCACCAACAGCAACAACACGAGACATAGGCGGAGTATCCTGAATAAATGCGTTATTCAGAGCCGGAAGCGAAGTAAACTTCTGGGCAAGATGCCAACCGTCAATAGTACCAGCCGCAGTAGAACGGAAAAGCGACGACACACGCGAAGGCATATAACGCAACTCATCCCAAGCTTCTTTATAGCCGAAAGTAGCCGTATCGTTAGCAGACCCGTCGCAGTAAATCTCATCATTACGAATAGCCTGATTGCCTAAATGAGCAAATGCAGGATCGTAGTAATCATAACGAGTAGAACGAGTGAACATGCGGTGTAAACCTTGCTGATAAGTAAGATCAGCACGAACAGAAATAAAACCAAGTATGAGACCATGCTCAGTAGAAGAATAAGTAAAACCATTACGATCAACACCGACACCATAAGCAGACTGCGTACCTAGAGGAGTAGTCGACCCGGTAATAGAAGTAGCAGAAACCTGTGAAACAGGATTAATATTAATCATCTTAGAACCACCGCCCAAATATTCAGGGCGTTGCTGACGGAAGTCAGGAGAAATCACACCAAAATGCATGCGAAGCATCTCGACATAACGAGTACCACCACGAGCATCAAGCTCGAGGAACTCTTGAATCATAATAGACTGACGCAACTGGTTAATCAAAACACCAGTAGCAGAAGACAAATCAGCAAAAATATTGCCAGTAGTACCAGAAGCACCATTAAGCAAATAAGCTTGAGTAGCATCAGCACCAATAAAAGCATTATTCCCAGTAGTATCAGGAATTAACAGAGTAGTGCCGGGAGCGCCTCGAGTACCAGTAGAATAAACAGGGGCATTACCAGCCAAAGGAACAGTAACACCAGTAGCACCTTTCTGAGGCCAAGGAAGGGCAGAAGTGAAATAGTCAAAACGCTTACCACGACGAAGAAGCGTATAATTCACCGAAGGAGTAGTATCAGGACCATCACCAGTATCAAAAGTAACAGAATTCTGGAGGTTTTCATCACGAAAACACGAATTCCAAATAAAATTATAAGCACGAGTATAAAAAGCCGAGTGCGACTTAGTATTCGCACCGGCAAGCTGACCTACAGTGGGCAGACCGAGGTAATCTTGGAGAGAGCCAACAGCATAACCGCCAGCAGGAGAAACTTGCTGCGGAGTAACATAAGAAATAGAATCAGAGGGATTCGCTTGCTCACCCATCATTTTCTTCCAGTTAGTCCAAAGAAGACGGAAAGGAACGAAATAATAAAACGTATCCATAAACAGA